CACTGTTAAGCCTGAAGTTGGTAAGATCATATTCTTTCCATCATGGTGTCAGCACTGTGTGTATCCATTCGAAGGTGAAGGAGAGAGACGTACCGTAGCAGGTAATATGAATATGGTACCAGCACATCTAATAGACCAAGATACGTCTGTTTGATACCTTAAAATCAATTTAAACACATAAATAGGAGACATACTATGCCAATGGGTAAAGGTACATACGGATCTGCTAAAGGCAGACCACCGATGAAGAAGAAGAAGAAAAAGACTAAGAAGAAGTCTATGAAGAAAGTAATGAAGAAAGGTATGTTATACTAATGCTTACAGATAAACAAAAGACATTACCAGAATCTCTTAAGAAAAAGATTATGACAGCTAAGAAGAAGAAGCCAGGCAGAGTTATTGAAGAAGCTAACTCTAAGTACATGGTATGAAGATGCTTACTGCCAAACAAACAGCTCTTATGAAGAAACATAAGGTACATCATAGCCCAAAGCATATGGCAGCTATGAAGAAATCTATGTTAGCTGGTAAGACATTCACTCAAGCACACAAACTTGCACAGAAAAAAGTAGGTAAGTAGTGGCTAAGAGTACCGTTAATAAGGCAGGCAACTATACTAAGCCTGGTATGCGTAAGCGTATATTCAATCGCATCAAAGCTGGTACTAAAGGCGGTAAAGCTGGACAGTGGTCGGCACGAAAAGCGCAGATGCTAGCTAAATCTTACAAAAAAGCTGGTGGTGGTTACAAGTAATGGCTCTCAAGAAGTCACAAAAGTCACTAAAGAACTGGACTAAACAGAAATGGCGTACCAAATCTGGTAAACCTTCTGCTAAAACAGGTGAACGCTACCTACCTGACAAGGCTATTAAGGCTTTAACCTCTGCTGAATACGCAGCTACTACCAAAGCTAAGCGCAAAGGTACTAAGAAAGGTAAGCAACACGTTAAACAACCTAAGAATATTGCTAAGAAAGTAAGGAAGTACAGATAATGGCTAAGTCACCAGCATGGACCAGGAAAGAAGGCAAGAATCCCAAGGGGGGTTTGAATGCTAAAGGTCGTGCATCTTACAATAAAGGCAAAACTAAGACAGGTAAGAAACGAAATCTTAAAGCACCTAGCAAAAAGGTAGGTAATCCAAGACGAGCTTCCTTCTGTGCTAGAATGAAGGGTATGAAAAAGAAACTAACCTCTGCTAAGACAGCAAGAGATCCCAACTCAAGGATTAATAAATCCCTTCGAGCTTGGAATTGCTAATTAACTAAGGAAATATTATGTCAAGTCTATATCAAACAACAGATGGAGCTACTGTAAGGTTGGAAAACAACATTGTAGTAGGACCAGAATCTAAATTCCATGGTAAGGAAGTAAAAACAAACCAAGATATTATGGAAGTATTTGGTATTAATGTAATGAAACAGCCAAAAACTTCTGGTGGTACTGAAGATACTATGATTCTACCTGATGGAACTGTAGTTCCTACTAAGATGAAAGCAGCAATGTCTAAACAACCTGCAACATCAGGTGGTACTCGTGATGTACAGATAAGACCAGATGGATCTATGTACAATTTTCCACAAATGAAACCTAGTATGCCTATGAACAGACCTAACATGGGGCAGATTACTGGTGGAATGAGAAGTGGTGCTACTATGGGGCAAGCAAAAACTAAACCTATTAACTTAAGACAAATGTTACTAGCAAACTTTACAGGATTAATATAATGGCACACGGTGGTAAAAGAACTGGAGCAGGTAGACTTAAAGGAATTAAGATTGGTACAAAAGCAGAACGCTTAGCTGCATCATTAGGCAAAGGACAAACTACTCCACTTAAATATATGCTTAATCTCTTGAACAATCCGCAAGTATCTGTAGAAAAGAAGATGTGGGCTGCTAAAGAAGCTGCACCATTTGTACATTCAAAGCTATCATCTGTTAATCAGACTGTATCTGGGGATGATGATAAACCAATTACCGTTCAAATAGGATGGCGTAAGAAAAAGGATTAATGGAAGTAGTCATACCGTATGAACCTCGACCTTTACAGGAAAAGATTCATAACGAACTAAAAAGATTTAATGTCATCTGCTGTCATAGGCGGTTTGGCAAGACGGTATTCGCAATCAATCATTTAATTATGACTGCATGTGAGATACCAAACGCAAGATTGGCGTATATAGCACCAACTTATCGACAGGGTAAAGCAGTCGCTTACGACTATTTAAAAGAATATACAGACCCGTTAATGAAACTTGGTGGTAAACGCCACGAAACCGAACTGAAGGTTGATCTATGGAATGGATCACGTATACAAATCTTCGGCTCGGACAATCCAGATGCACTTAGAGGTTTAGGCTTTGATGGTGTATGCATGGATGAGTTTGCTCTAATGTCACCTAGAGTGTGGACTGAGGTTGTTAGACCTGCAGTATCAGACAAGCTAGGCTATGTTATCTTTATTGGTACACCCATGGGACATAATCAGTTCTGGGATGTATATGATCTAGCTATACGTAGAGGTGGAGATTGGTATGGACAATTATACCGAGCATCTGAAACAGAAATTATTGGAGCTGAAGAATTAGAAGAAGCTAGGCTTACAATGCCAAGCGATCAATACGAACAGGAATTTGAATGTAGCTTTCAAGCTGCAGTGTCAGGTGCGTTTTATGGAAAACAAATTCAGAAGGCTGAAAAAGAAAATAGAATTACTGATGTTGAATATGATGCTACTGTTGATGTAGAAACCTGGTGGGATTTAGGTATAGGTGATTCAACTTCTATTTGGTTTGCACAAAGAGTTGGTAAAGAGATTAGATTAATAGATTACTATGAAACATCTGGTGAATCTTTATCGCACTATGCAAATGTATTAGAAGAAAAAGGTTATAAGTATGGTCGACATGTTGGACCACATGATATAACTACAAGAGAACTAGGCACAGGCAAATCAAGACTTGAAGTTGCTTATGAACTAGGTTTAGATTTTGAGGTGTGTCCTCGACTAGCAGTTGATCACGGTATCGAAGCTGTAAGAAATAACTTAGATAACTGTTGGTTTGATAAAAATAAATGTAAATATGGTATTGATTGTTTGCGACAATACCGTAAACAGTTTGATGATAAGATGCAGACTTTTAAAAATAAACCTCTACATGACTGGGCTTCACACGCAGCAGATAGTTTTAGATATGGTTGTTCCGTTGACGGACCAACTAGAACTGACTGGGCTAAGCCTATGAATATAGACACTAGATATATAGTTTAAGGAACAATATGGCAAAAGGTAAACCACTAGACGATTATAACATATCAGGCATTCTTGGAGATCATATTAAGAATAGCTATGGTTTTTATGAATCAGAGTTAACAGACTCAAGACGCAAAGCTAATGAATATTACTTTGGTGAAGGGTTTGGTAATGAAGTAGAAGGCAGATCACAAGTAGTATCTACTGATGTTGCCGATACTATTGAGTCTATATTACCACCACTACTAAGAATTTTTACTGCATCAGATAATATTGTAAAAGTTGAACCTGTTACTCAAGAAGATATAGGTATTGCAGAACAAGCTACTGATTATTTAAATCATATCTTTAACAAAGATAACGATGGCTTTACTACTTTATATACAATGTTTAAAGATGCATTGCTTATGAAGAATGGTATATGCAAAGTATACTGGGATGATTCTACTAAGGTTGATAGAGAAACATATCAGCAATTATCTGAAGATGAGTTTACAATGCTTATTGATGAAGATGGTGTTGAAGTATTAGAACATACTGAGTACAAAGACGAAACATTTGTTAAAGAAATGAGTAAGCAAAAAGCTAACTTAGCACAAGCAGAAGATTCTTTAAAAGCAGATTTAATGCGTGATGAACTAAATAAAATACCTACACCAATGATACATGATGTAGTTATTTCTAGAACACAAACATTTGGTAGAGTTAAAATAGAACCTATACCACCAGAAGAATTTCTAATTGAAAGACAAGCTAAGTCTTTAAAAGATGCTAAGTTTTTATGTCATAAAGTTCCTACTACTCGTAGTGAATTAATTGAAATGGGATTCGATCATGACAAAGTTTACAATCTACCTATTGAAAATAAAGAACAATACAACTCTGAAAGATCTGTAAGATATAAAAACATAGATGATGATTACGATAGAACTGTTGGTGATACATCTACAGAAGAAGTTATTGTTTATGAATCATACATTAAGATGGATATGGATGGTACTGGTGTTGCTGAACTAAGAAAGATTA